ATCCGGACCCCGGTACCGGGGTCCGGATAAGCAACGCAGCTACCATCAGGTAACCTGCGGTGGTACCCCTCAAAAGGCTTAACCAACGCCTCTCGGGATAGGGCGATGGCGTCTTGGATCATTTCTGGTACTTCTCGATTGCTCTTCCGACGAACCAGAAGGTGAGGATCATGGAAAGCAGACCGAAATCATCCGGCCCCCATGCCTTTGCAAGAATGACTTCGATGGACTGATTTGCTTGCCACGCCAGCCATACTGCAATCATCTTGGTTACCGAGTACAGACCCATAAACCAAAACGTCACACCGGGACGCACCAAGGCAGAAACGGAGGCGACCCATTTCCATGCTTTTGAGTCTGCCTTGCCTTGCTGCTCAAATGCGCTGTTAATGGCGTCCAAGGCGGCAACCGAATGATCGACGTATCGTTCTTCCATCCGAAACTCACCCCGCATTTTTTCGAGGTCAGTCTGGAGGCTGAACATCTTTAACTCGTGAGAACGCTCGTTTGCTTTGTCAGCATATTTCAAAATCTCAGGGATTATGCGGAAAACGCCACCGATCAAACTTCCAAAAACTCCCCCGCCGAGTAGCTCAAACATGGTTACTCCTCGATATTGAACGTCAGGTTTGCGTGATTCGGGTAGTTGACCATAACCTCACCCTCGGGACATTTGTACTTGATATGCGCCAGCAAAGTTGCTGGCCCCGGTGCAACCTTATGCTGATGATCCTCATCAATCCTGAACTTGTAGCCGAATTTATCGACCGTTGGTGATGCAGGGCCGCTGAATGCGGCAATACTCGGTTTGGCAGGATGCACCACAAAATCAGAATCGCGCACCTCTAACTTAAACCCGGTCACTTCACAATCATCACGCAGCTTTTGACGGGCAACCACCACCTTAAATTCCCCTGCCGCAGTTGCGTTGGAGATTTTGAAATGCTCCGGTGCCCACATGAGGATGTCCTTTTTGAGCCAGCCAACCTTGTCGGCAAGCCCGTACCCGCCACCCAGCATGGCAATCGTCGCGCTGACCGCGCCAATCGTTTTGGTGACATCCACCTCAGACCTTTGCGACCAGCCCGATCAAAAGAATAATAATTGCTCCGGCACTACCGATCAGGATGGTTTCCAACCGTTTCAAACGCGCATTGATCCCGGCATATCGCTCGGCACAAACCGCTTCATGCACAGACAGTCGAGTTTCCACATCACGCTCCACGATCTAATCCTTACGGCGCATCAGGCCACGTTACGGTCCAAGGGAAATCAGCTTGCGCGGTAATGTCACGCAGAGCTTGGCGGTAAGTCGCCCATGCAGCTTTATCAGCGGTCGAGTCAGCAAGCTGCGTCCAATCACAATCAGCCAGCAACCTGTTTCGTTGTGCGCGGACACTTGCAGCCTGAGCATCAGTTTCTGCTTGAATGTCCTCGGCGGTCTTATCCATCACTTTGACCGTGTAAACCCACGGCGCTTCGTAATACGCAGTCACGTTCACCAGTTTCTGCGTGGCCCGATCGTGATCCTTGAACGCCGACACCTTGGCGAATCCCTGCTCGGTGAGGAAATCATCGCTCGGTCCGCTGGCAGGGAATGACGTATTGGGAAAGGCTTCCCGATAATCCATCGGGACTAGATTGCTGATGTGTGCTACGAACATGGTCAGTCCTTATTGATTCGGGAACGCCGCAGTCGGCGGGGTGAAGTTGGCGGTGTATCTGGCGTAACCTTTGGTGATGCGTAGGTCGTCTATGTAACCGTTTAGGTGATACTGATCTGAATTGGTGTAGCGGCGACCAAGAACAATAGGGTTTGCAGTATCCCCGGTAAAGCTGGTTGAGTTGCTAACCGAATTTACCTGAACTCCGTTAAAGAACAGCTTGAGTGTAGACCCAGACCTTGAGGCAGCAATGTGCGTCCAAGTGTTCAGATAACTTGTGTAATCAGCGCCGCAGATTGCCCCGCCCCCAGAGTCAATTCCGAACGTCATTTGATTTGTGGTATTGCTGAATCCAAGCAACCACATTGACGTCGAGATGCTTGTGCTTGTTGACGAAATGATCGCGGTATATTGCACCGAACTGATGTTCGCCCAACACTCAACGGTGAAATCGCCAGTCCCAAAGCTAAAAAGTGATGTATATGGCGTTTTTAAGTAGTCACCCGTCCCATCAAACGCCATTGACCCCGTACCGTATTTCTTCACGCTCGTGGACACCTGCGCGTTGCCGACCGTTTCGAGGTCCGCCATCATCGCGTTGTCGTAAATACCCGCGTTGGTCATGGACAGCAGCAGGCTGGTGTTTGTGATTGCGGTTAGGGGCGACGTTGGTACGGTGATTGTCGAATTTCCAACCCCGTAAACATCAGAACCTTTAACTAGCCTCGCATTAGACAAATAACCGTTGATTGAATACCCATCTGAAGCGCCGCCAATGTTAAGTCCGTTTTGCCCAGTAGAAGTTGGAGTTACGGTATTGGTTGCAACGCGGGTGCCATTGATCCAAATCGCTAGGCTGTTTGAGCCATTCCAGCCCACCGCTATGTGATACCACTGTCCCGCAGAAGGTGCCCATGAAACAGAAGTTTCGTTTGCGCCGCCGCCGCGTGTCTGCCAATACAAGACGTTTGATGAGAGCAACAGATGTGGGTAGCCTGTTGTAGCTGCCCCGCTGAAACCAAATAAAACATTTACCGACGAACCAGACACAGAATTGAAGAACACAAACAACTCTAAGCTGTACGCGCCACTGCTAAGATTGAATGCCGAATTGCTTGGCGTTTGCAACCAATCCCCCGTCCCATCAAAATACCCACTCCCACCAATCACGCTGGCGCTGTACTCCGCAGTCGGGGCGAACGGGCTGAACCGCTGGACGCTCGTGTCCCCGTTGACCGTGATCGTAAAGTTGTTGGCTGAGGCGTCTTTGAAGCGGTTGCTCTGGCAGGTCAGCAGGGAAGTGCCAGCAATAGCGGTAAGCGGGGCTGTCGAAGGAGTGAAGTTGGCTGTGTAAACTGCGGTACCTTTCACCACCCTCATGTTGGAGATGTAACCATTAACTTGGTTGTTGTTTTGCGACCAGCCGCCAATCCAAAAGCTGGTGGATGAACTTGTCCACGGGTTCGTTGCGGTTGTTCCTTTTGAAACACCGTTCACATACAGCGTGGATGTACCGGACGCCCTGACAAAAGCAACGTGCGCCCACGCACCTACCGCATTCACGCTTGTAGCAGAGATCAGCGTGGCGTTACCAAGGTAGTTGATCTGAAGATCGTTTACGCTTCCACCTGCCCCGCCCCCTGCGATCAGCAGAGCAACTTCTGGGTTTGCTCCATAGGTGCCAAGCGACCATATTCTTCGCTCATTTACCAACGCGCTCAGATTGATCCAACATTCAATCGTCCAGTCACCAGTGGATAAATTGAAAGCGGTGGCGTTTGAGACGCTTAGATAATCCCCCGTCCCATCAAAATAATTCGACCAATTATCCCCATACGGAGAGAACGAACCCTGCGTCGTATTGCCGTTGCGGGTTATCAGGAAGTCGTTGGGTGAGGAGTCGATGAACCCTGAGTCGTTGGCGCCGCCGTTCGTTTGCAGGGTCAGCAGTTGGGTATTGGTGATCGCGGTCAGGGGTGCTGACGGGGGCGTGAAGTTTGATGTGTAGACGGCGGTGCCTTTGACGATGCGGAGATTGGAGATGTATCCGTTTAATGCGTAACCTAATCCAGCAAAATTCCCAAGCGCATACGCGCCCGAGTATGTAAGATCAGTACTTGCTGATCCATAACTGCCGACAGACACTCCGTTAACATACAGGGTTAAGGTTGTTCCTGACCTAACAACTGCTATATGGTACCAGCGACCAACAGCTAGTCCACTTGTCATTATTCGGTCAACATTGCCGATACGAACTTGCAATGAACCATCATCGTAAAGTGACCAACCGTTAGTACTTGAGTTCCCAAAATCTACTATCCATTGTAGTGCTGTTTTAGTAACGTAATACAACCAACATTCAAACGTAAAATCTCCAGTCTGCATTTGCAATGCGGAATTGGAAGGTGGGGTCAAAACACTATTTACCCCCGAAATGTACCCAGCGCCATAGTCCTCAACGGAACTCGGCAGCGTGAAGGGTTGGAAATAGCTAACCGCGACATCCCCGGTGCGGGTGATGGTGAAGTTGTTCGTGCTGTTGTCGATGAAGCGGTTGGATTGGCAGGTCAGCAGTTGCGTGTTTGTGATGTCTGTGAGCGGAGCGGTCGGGGGAT